TTTAGCCATAACTCATATACTTGCTTAAAACTAGTAATATCATTATTTAGAAATCCCTTACTTTGTATTTCTGTTTGCAGCTTAGCTTCTGCAATTTTGGCCTCTCTTTCAGTTTTAAAGCCACGTCTTGTTGTCCGCTTCTGCTTACGAGTAATTGGATCAACTCCGAGATATGCAACAAACATATACGCCGTTGAGCCGTCTTTCTTTTTATATTTCTTAATCATTGTAAATCAATCCTTTCTACTTGCCCGCATGCGTTTGATTGGATTGAACACACCTTTGAGAGTGGTTACTCATTGGTGCGGTAATAGTATTAATATTGTTGTAAGTGAATTTATAATAGGGTAGGCGAGCTACCCAATAATTATTCTTGAAATAATAAGCAATGTAACTTATAATGTGATTAAGATAACTCGAGAAGGATTAACGCTGGGTCCCAAAAAGGGGTAGGTGCATATGCAATATGCACTGAGCATTCCTATGTGCCTGGGGTTATCTTTTTTAATTTTTTAAACTATCAACTAATTGTTTACTTAAGTTTTCCATCTCTCAACCTCCTTTAATTAATTACTCATCATCTTCTAATAAATTTGTTACATTAACCGTTATTTCTTTTGTAGTAGGGTTAATGCTTACATCCTCTCCATATCCTAATGATTTTACTTGAATAGTATCGTTTACTAATTTTAATGCTATTTCAACATGTTGATAATCTTGCAAAATTAACAAAGTATCTTCATTTGTCACAACATCATGTGATCCTTTTCCGTTAATAGTAACTTTCCAATCATTGAAGTACATTCTATCTTTCTCCTTTAATTAAATTTAAATATAAACGACTATGTAATGCTATATTAATGTGTAAATAGTATGTATGAACTCGTAAGCAGGAGGGGAAAGATTATCTTAATTCGTCGATATTATCGATAGCATTGTACAATTCATTTTCTATTTTAGCTACTAAATCATGGTTAGCATTTTTAGAAATTAACAATTTAATATTTTTAGAAGTAAAATTCCTTAATTCAGTATCTATAAAACTAAAAACTTCGCTATCATTTTCAAAATTGTAACCAATGGTAATATTTTCATCTATAATTAAGTTATTTAATGTATCCAAAATATCTTGTTTAGTTGAAAAATTAAGTAAACCATTATAATTTTCTTGTTGCTTATCGGTAATTAAAGTGGCTTTTTCAATAATTTCATTTTTAACTTTAGGAGAGTATAAAATTTTGTAATTATCGTTTTCATTCACTCTTTTTTCAAGAGAATTTACAATTTCTGTTACTCTTTCTTTAGTTGAATATTTAAAAATGTCTAATGGAACATTAAAAATATTACTTATATTAATTAGATAATCATCTTTAGGATAATTTCTACCATTTTCCCAATTACTTAAAGCTGATACAGTAGTTTCTATTTTTTTACTAAAGTCTTTTTGACTAAGTTTTTTACCAATCCTAATATGTTTAATAGTTTGGCCTACTTCTTTTGCACTTTTCATTTCAATAAATTCTCCTTTCATGAAATATTATAAACTAATTACAGAAATTACACAAAAAAACTTGTATTTTGTAAAAGTATTTTGTATTATTGAATTACAGCAATTACAGAAAGGGGTGTTTAAATGGAAAACAAAGTAAAAGGATATCGTTGCAGCTTAGGACTAACTCAAAAGAAAATGGCTGACATTCTTGGCATGTCAACTAATTCCTATGCTTCTAAGGAAAATGGTAAATCGGACTTTAAACTGAAGGAAATAAATAAGTTTATTAATTTTATGAAAAAAAATAATATTATTGTTGATAAGGAAATTTTTTACAGTAAAAGTACAGAAATTACAGTTTAGGAGGCTTGGGAATGGCAGAACAGCAATCGATACTAAGTGAGTCTGCTTCTTTAGAATTAGCGAACGGTATATTAAAACTTGCCGAACAGATAGCACAGCGAAAGATAGAACAACAACAAAAGAGATGGGCTACGCAAACAGAATTAAGAAAGTTATACAGATGTACACATAGTGATATTACCGAGTGGGAACGTTTAGGGCTTACTAAACGAAAGCAAGGTCGTAGTTATTACTATGATCTCAAAGAAGTCGAAGAATTTTTACTATCACAGAAAAAATAAATTATCAAAGTCCCGCATGTTAATAATTTGTGATTGAACGATAGTATTAATTCAATTTTAAGGTGGTGTTTAAATTGATTAGATTTCTGAATGAACTCGCTTATATCTGTGTAATTACCATATTTTTAAATATGTATTCTGAATTACATTATGCGTTAGTGTTTTTCTTATTTGGAAGTATGATTGCAGCACTTAAATTTGATATGAGAGATGAAGAACATTCATATCTCTATAAAGCATATAGAGAGCATTTACAAGACAGTAAAAGAATTTAAGTAGAATGTATCAAAATAATAAACCGCTTCTCTATGAAGCAATAGGAGGATTTAAAAATGGATAATCAAGATGTTCGAGTAATCAAAGAAATATATGAGTTATTAAATAGTGCAATAAATGATAAACGACAAATTTATGTTCATTTAGTAGAAGAAGGCAACCAAAAATGGAAAGAGACGCTTAATCGTGAACAACAATTACAATTCATTTGTGAGTTGGTTATGCAGCAAATAGAAAACAATTTCGAGTGGGAGGAATAAAAATGAATTGGGAAATTAAAAATATATTGAGTGATATGGAAATAATTAAAGAAAAAATTAATGATGTAATGACATCTTTTACATGGTTTGATGAAGAATATTTTACTCATGAACCTAATCATGTATTAAATAAAAATGAAATTTTAGCACATGGTTATAGATATCATGAACATAGAATACAAAATACACAAACGATTGATTTAATGTGTATGTACTTAAAAGAATTTGATAGCTTACTAGAGCAATTTAAAGAATTAGATAAAAAAGAACCGTTATCAGAAAGCGACCAAACCACTGATAACGAACAGTTAAAAAACTAATAAACTACTGAAAGGATAGCATTTTATGACTAATAAAATCAAGCGTTCTAAAGGTTATGGCGTAATTACGCAAAGTGTTATGTCTAGCAAAGATATCAGTATCGAAGCTAAAGCATTATATTGCTATTACATGGCACATGTAGGGGACAATATTATTCCTAGTGCTACACAGACATGCAATGATTTGATGATTAGTTACAAGCGTTTTAAAACACTACGAACACAATTATTTGAAAGAGGATTTTTATAGATTGATAAAAATTAGCAGCAAAGGAGGGTAGACGATTGGCAACATATAGAGTCAAAAAAGAGAGTGGTAATTTTGTAACCATTCATAAAGGTTTTATTCATGACAATAATCTAAGTTGGAAAGCTAAAGGATTACTACTTTATCTATTAAGTCGTCCAGATGATTGGAAGATTTATGAAACAGAATTAGTAAAACATACAAGTGATAAGCTGAGCAGTTTAAAAAGTGGAATTAAAGAGCTTGAAAAAGCTGGATATATTGAGCGGAAAAGAAAGCGTGACGATAAAGGAAGATTACAGGGCTATGATTATGAAGTCTATGAACAGCCTAACCACATTAGAAAATCAAATGTAGATGAAGATTATTCTATCCACATGCGAAAAACCAACGTTGGAAAATCCAACAACGGAAAAACCGACGACGGAAAATCCAACGACGGAAAATCGCACACTACTAATATTAATAATACCTATAAGGATTTAACTAATAATTATGATACTGAAATTAACAGTAGTAGTAGTGCAAGCACTACTAAACAACAACCACCGTCACATTCTTATAATAATGTATTCAACTTTTACCAAGAAAATGGATTTGGAATACTTCAACCATTCGTTATTGATCAAATTAATGCATGGATAGATGACTTCAACGGTAATGAGAATATCGTTATAGAAGCATTAAAAGAAGCAGCAACAAATAATGTATGTAAATGGAGCTATGCTAACAGTATTCTTAAAAGTTGGTATCAAGACGGTATTAAGTCTATCGACGATATAGAAGCACGTAGAAAACAACGTGAAGCAAGTAAGAATAAGGTACAGCAATCTACAAAAGATACTGATGATGATTGGTTAAACTCACCAGAACGACAACAATATTTGTAAGTTAAGTAAGGAGGTAGAAAAATTTGAACGAACTACAACTTAGCAATGACCTAACAACTATTGAAACTGAAATCAAAAGTTACCAAAACATCGCTGGTCAATCTATTTTCGAGATTGGCCGAAGATTAAAACATGTTAAAGAAAACGACTTAGCACATGGAAAATTTAGACTGTGGCTTGAAAAAATTGGATTAAGCAAATCATCAGCTAATAGATTTATGAAAATAGCTGAAAATCCAGAATTAAATGTCCCACCGGTGGGACATATGGGCGCGAGTGTCTTATATCAATTAGCAACATTACCGCAAGAAGAGAGAGAAAAAGAGCATATCACTAAAGATGGAGAACTCAAAAAACCAATTGACATGACTAGAAGAGAACTAGAACACCTTAAAAAAGAATTGAAACAACGTGACGAACAAAACGCTCAACTTCAATCTCAAGTAGAACAAGCGCAACGCTCAGAAGAAATTGCGAAGAAACAACTAGAAGATGCAGAGAGTAGAAAGCCAGAAGTGATTGAGAAGTATATGGAGCCAGAAGATTATCAAAGCATAAAAAATATGAACGAACATCTTGAAAGTGAACGTGAATATTACAAAAAGCTGGCAGACGACTTTAGAAATGAAGTCAAAGACATGATGGAACAACCTAGTAATGTGGCAACTTTCACTAAAGAGGATGACAACGAAGATTACACACCAATATTATTAAAAATTTTAGAACCATCAGAAGTATTTATTCAAAATTATAGACATCACATTAATGAACAAGAAGTAATAAACAAATTAGAAAAAATTATTAAAAAGTTAAAGGGGGAATGATTTTGAAAAGTCTTGAAACATTGATAAATAACAATAAAAAGCGTGGCAAAATTTTGAAAGTTAAAGAAAATCTATTTTGTGAAGGTTGTAAAAATCGTTATGACTATTACGAAATTGAAAAGTCTGACGGAACAATACAAGAAATCAGAAGTGGTTGTGATTGTGAAGCAAAGCAAATGGCCGAACAAAAAGTAAAAGAATATAAAGCTAAGATAAAACGAAGTGAAATTGATCGTATGTTTAATAAATCGAAAGTGAATGACGATTTACAAAGTGCAACCTTCGATAAATATATTCCTAGAAATGAAAGCCAACAAAAAGCAAAGGACACCATGCAGCGTTATGCACAGAACTTTAATTTAGATAATAAGCAATCAATTATGTTAAGAGGCTCATTCGGTTTAGGTAAATCAGCACTAGCAATGGCTACAATCAAAGAAATTAAAGAAAAGGGCTACACAGTATTATTTTACGATATTACCGAACTTATCGCTTTATTTAGAGATACTATGAGTAAAACAGCTAAATATACTGAAACAGAGCTGATTAATCGTATTAAGGCGTGTGATGTGCTTGTCATTGATGATTTATCACCTAATTTAACTGACTTTGAAAAAGGTAAGTTATTCAGCGTAATTAATGCAAGAGTAAATAAGCACAATATCATCACAACGAACAACACTAACAAAGAACTAACAGCTGATAAAATGCTAACAAAGATTTATTCAAGAATGATGATGAATACAACAGTGATTGAAGTCGAAGGAACAGACTACCGATTAACTAAAAAATAATTATAAGTGGTTACGGGTTAAATACCCGTTCCGCTTCTAAGAAAGGAGTAACACATAGTATGGCAAGTCTAAAACAAGCGTATCAACAAGACACAGACACCGAAGATATTGAAATGGTTAGTGATGATACGTTATTCACAGTTTATAATCCTAAATTTATTGAAGATAAAAAACAGATGATAGAGGACTATATCGAAACATATAAAGACGATTTACAGCATTATAACAAGCTCAAAGAAGAACTAAAACAAGCAGAACAGAAACTAGAAGAACATAACAATAGTTATCTACTTAATCAACGTAATTTAAGCCATTATATAGATAGATTAACAAGAGAAAATAATATTCAACCAAAAGAATATATGGGTAGCGTCAATAGTCGCAAACCATTTTATATTTAATCAATGTAGCCTACTTTTTTAGTGGGCTTATTTTATCTGTGAGGTGCATATATGATCCTTAAAAGAATTAGTCACACATTATCCTATCATGAAACTAAAATATCTGAGTATGCTTTACTAACAGAGTATAATCCTAAGTTTATTAACACTAAGATTAAAGCTATTACTACGCAAATAGAGATGATGTATCACTTAAATATGTCACATATGACTACAAATGATGTTTATGGCGTTGTATCTATTTCTTATCCTTTAGAAAAGTTAGTGATTAGTATAATTGATGAAAAAGAGAAATTGAAGCGTTTCAAAACGAAATCAAATAGAAATATGCAACAACTAAAACAGATTATTAAGAAATATACACCAAGTGAACAAAAAGATATCATGTATTATATGCAGTCTAATGGCTCAGTCATAGATTATGACCTTATAGAACGCCTACAACGTGATTTATACAAGCTAAAACATTCAAATAAACAGAAAGTAAGTATTTAAGCATGAGATACAATAGAGAAGCTATTAAGCAGTTTATACGTGATTACTCAAAAGAAAATCGTAAAACTCTATATGATGAAAATACCAATGTAGATGATTTCTTTTCACTGAATAATGAAGTGGAACAATTTGAATTAAATGAAAATACTGGAAATCAAGTGTTTTTTAATGAATTAGATCAACTCATTTATGCAGTAGGAACTAGAAGGGAATACTATATATTTTTCTTACTATGTGAAGGGAAATCTATGAATGAAGTTGCTAAGATACTTAATTTAAGTAGAGAAAGAATCCGTCAACTATTTAATGGTTTATTAGATAAATTAGAAAATAAGGAGGGATAAAATGAAATCACTAACGCTAAAACAAAAGCAATTCGCAGATGAGTATATTCGAACTGGAAATGCCTATCAATCGGCAGTAAATGCGGGTTATAGTGTAAGTTATGCACGAGGTAATGCGATAAAATTGTTGGAAAATGTGAGTATAAATCAATATATAGATGACAACTTAGAAATTATTCAAAAAGAAAGCATAGCAGAAACTGATGAGATCATGCGTTATTTAACACGAGTGCTTAGAGGCGAAGAAAAAGAAGAGATATTGGTATATGTAGGCGACGGTATGCAAGAAATCCAAACAATACAGCCTAGTGCCAAAGACAGAATAAAAGCAGCAGAATTGTTAGGCAAACGTTATCGCATGTGGACGGATAAGCATGAGTTAGAAATTACTACACCAATATTTATTGATGATGTGCCAGAAGAAGATTAAATATAATAATTATTTGTGTGTTTTTCAGCAATTGAATATAATTAATTTATATTGCGAGGTGTATAAAAAATGGTGAATAATTCTGGATCAGAAAAGAGTAAAATAAGAAGTAAAAATCATGAAGAATTAAAAAGTAGGGCAGAAGAAATAAAAAAGAAAAGGGGACTGTCAATCGAAAATGAAAGTACAGCTACACCTGTAAAACGCTTTAAACCTAAAAATTAAATAAAGAGATCTTTTCGGACTGTATCCTTTGGGTGCAGTCTTTTTATTTATAACTTGTCAAAACTTTACATTTCATACAATAACAAACGTACTTAAAAGTCCGCTTGTAACCAGTACCTTAAAATAGAGAAGTGGTTTAACCAGTCCCAATGTGGGTCGGTTAAATATGTCCATAATTGGACTTATTAACGTTTCTTTTAATTGGCTCAAATGTGAGCTCGTTAATCAATTTAATAGCTGACGCACTAAGTTAGTGCATTAGAAAACGAAAGTATCCGTTCTCTAAAATTAAGATGAATACAGCCGAAATATAGGCTCAATAGAGTATAAATAGAAAACCGAAATGTCGGTTATCTAATTCTGAAAAGTCGTTTGTGGCTTTTCTCTGCGTAGTCAAAATGGCAACGCAGCACACGTTTATAATTTACGATCTCGTGGCGCAAATGTGCGCAGTGAAACTATTAAAATACAAATAATACAATGATATGCTAATGTAAAGTTAAAAAGGAGTATTAGCAATGGCAAAAGCTTTAATGTTAATCATAACTATTGTTTGTATAGCTTATATTGTGTATAACTTCATTAAAGATAAACCAGTCATTAATATTTTCTTTGCTTTAATAATACAATCAACTTTATTATTTCTAATCCGCTTCTTTTGGATAAAGCAATCTTTTAGTAAATCACTTTTATCGTCTTTTGACTTATTTTCGATTACGTTTGTAGTTATTTATTTGATATATAAATTAAGGAAGAGAAGAAAAGAAAAAGAGGATAAATAATTACTGATAGCTGCGTACTCAACTTAGGTACGCACTTTATATAACGATCCAGTAATGAGTTTCATTCCCCAAATATGGGGAGTGAGAATGTAAATAATTCGTAGATATTGTAAATCTTGTAGACAATTAATAAATTTAATGCGTATAATGACATTAGAAGTTGTTCCCTTATGAAGCACTTCTATATTATATTTTTCTATATGTATGTCATTTTTTACCTTGCTATGTCCATTGGGCATAGCTTTTTATTTTATTGTAGACAAATATATAAATAATGAGATAATAGCGAAAGAGGTTTAATGACTTCTAAAATCCTTATATACCTAGAGTTTTTACTCTACTTCGACGACATAGGAGCTAACCTTAATTGGTTAGCTTTTTTTTGCGTAAAAAAACACTCTCAACTTAGCTCATGACGGACTAAGTGAGAGTGTAGATGAAAAGTAAGGAGTGAAACGTATTTATTACTCTATTACATACAAACCAATGATTTTTATTATAATAGTGTGGCTAAATAAAAATTAGTGTGTAATAATAACAATTGAGATTGTCTAAATGGCGACTTTTCCTTTCCATTAAGTATTTCTTCTCCATCGAAAATACTGTATGTTTAGGCAATCTCGACACTTTAAAAGCTTTCAAATAGTATAATTCTTTAGGGGCGTAACGCCCCTTTTTGTATGTGAAAAAAGTCTCACTAGTACATGACTAGTAAGACTAAGTTTCAATGAAAGCAATGTTAACTACGAATTATTTTAACATACATCTATTTCACTTAATAGACATACATTTTATTATACCTGCCGTAACCATTCATGACGGTAGCTGCATGAACAATTCGTTCAGTCATGTATAAAAGGGAGTAGGGAAACACGACGCCCTTTGTTAGCTGATCTAAATAAGGACTGAACGAAACGTTCCCCCCTTATTTATGAGGTCGTGAAACGCTACCCCATGTGTCGCAACTTGCGACGTTAGGTAAGTGAATATAGCAACCGCTTCGATACATAGGCACATTCTCGATTTAGATAAATGTTAATACACAGGTGCAGTCCTAAATTAGGATTACAGCATTAACCAACTTGTCGATTTAGCAATATGGTACAAGACAACTTATATAAATATATTTAAAAAAAGTGAAAGAAAATATTATATTTATTGCTATAATAAAAACTAATTAATTAATTTGGAGGTTTAGTATGTCTATATCAAAAGATTTAGAGACTTATAAAGCTGTATTTGGAGTTGAAAATGTAGTGTATTCCCACACTGCCACCTTTATTTATAAAGACAACGGCAAAGATAGAAATTTAATATCTTCAATATTTTTGACAGCCGAAAACATTACGGTCATCAATACAAGATATGGTCTGAAATATCGAATCCCGTTAGGTGATATTGTAGATTTCACTACTGAAAACAAAATGCTTAAATATTATGTTCACTTAGAATATGGTCGTCAGTCAAAGCGTTATAACGCTAGTATCGACTTTACGACAAAGGGTGATGGTAATACGTTTATTAGTCTTTTAACTTTAGCAATTGAAGTAGATAGAAAAAGACTAGACTTAGATAGAAAACTGGATGATATGAACAACGAGGTAAGTCAGTGGAAACAACAAATTAATGATTTAGATTCCGCTAACAAAGCATTGACCGAAGAAAAACAACAAATAGAACATGAATTTAAAGATGAATCACAAGGTTTAAATAGCGAGTTACAAAAAGAATTAAACGATGTGTATTCAATAAAAAAACAATTAAAATTACAAGAAAAAGAATTACAAAATACAATCAAAGAAGAAAAAAACAAACTTCAAGATTATAAAGATAAAGAATTAAAAGCAGTCAATGATAAGAAAAGAGAAATCATGGATATGGTTGCTGACCTTAAATTAGAACGTAAGGATATTGCAGCAAAAAATGAGAAACTCAACGAAGAAATAAGACTTAAAAAAGAGAAAATCCTAGAATTAGATAGCAATATTGAAGATAGAATTCTTAATTCAGATTTGAAAGATATATTTGTATCTCACTTTGAAGATAGTATTACGTCAAAAGAATTAAACGATAAATTAACCATGTTATCGTTAGATGAAAAAGAGATGGTAAAAAATAACGAAGCGGTGAGCTATTCAGGATATAATGACAAAAAAAGTTTTATAAACAGTCAAATCAAGCAAATATTAAGGTCATTTAATACTGAATGTGATTATTTATTTAGTAGCTTAACGTCTCGAAACTATGAAAATCATCACAAAAAAATCATTCGTTCTTTTGAAACATTAAATAAAATATATAAAGTTGATTATGTTGAATTATCAAGAGAATATCTGAAAATAAAATTAGAAAAATTGAATCTGATTAATGAACGCGCAATTAAGATTGAACAAGAAAAAGAATTACAAAGAGAAATCAAAGAACAGATGAAAGAAGAAGAAAAAGTTCGAAGAGAATTAGAACAGCAAGAGAAAAAGATTGAAAAAGAAGAAAGACAATTTGGCAATGAAATAAAAAGTTTATTTAAACGCTTAGAAAAAACTAAAAACGATATAGAAAAAGAATTGTATGCTGATAAGATTAGAGAACTAGAAGAAAAGGTTAAACAATTAGAAGAAGATAAAAAAGATGTCGAAAACAGAAAGCTTAATACTAGAGCTGGTTATGTGTATGTAATTTCAAATATTGGCTCATTTGGAGAGGGAATTTATAAAATTGGCTTAACACGTAGATTAGAGCCTTATGATCGAGTTAAGGAATTAGGAGACGCTTCTGTGCCTTTTGAGTTTGATGTACATGCAATGATATTTAGTGATGACGCTCCAGCATTAGAAAATACATTACATAGACATTTTAGAGATAGAGAGTTAAATAAAGTAAATCATAGAAAAGAATTCTTTAGAGTTGATATTGATGAAATTGAAGAAGTAGTTAAAAATAACCATAATAATACAGTGGAATTTACAAAGATACCAGTTGCAGAGCAATACTGGGAAAGTCAAAGTATCAGTGAACTATTAGATTAAAGAGTTTTAAATATATGATGATTAACTCTATTTGCTTAATTCTTACATAATAATGAAGCGGGTTAAGAAAGTAAGAAACAAATAAATATGAAAATTGATATAATTAAATAAGTAGCACACGGACAAGTTAA